CACATGGGCGATGGAGTGCATGCCCTTGCCGGCCGTCGTGTCGATGCCAGCCGCTTCAGCATCCTTGTAGCTCTGCTGCGTGGCGCCGCCCATCTGGTCGACCATGGGCTCGTAGTTCTTGCCCGTGACCTTGCCCCACATCTTGGAGCTGAACGGGTCGGCAGCGCCGAGGAAGATCCGCTCGGGGTTGTCCTTGATCTTCTTGAGGATGCCCTTGAGGTTGAAGCCCTCGAAGGCGAGGATGCCGCCGCTCATGCCACGAGCTGCTGGAGCAGCTTCCCGATCCGCTCGGCCTGAGCCGTCAGCGCCTGAATGGCCTTCCCGTTGGTCTTCGACATTTCGACGAGGTCGATCATCTTTCCATCGGGCGCTACCGTGTCGCCGAACTGCGCCTGCACATCCTCCGCGTACGGACCGATGTGCTCGCCTTCGTCTGCGATGCCGTCCTTGTACTTCCAGGTTTCAACGTCCAAATCCTTCATCTTGGCCAGGACCTTCTCTCCGTCGACGGGCTTCTTGTCCTCCTTGAATTCCTTGCTGGAGAACGCCTGCCAAAGTGCAGCAGCGCCGCCCATCAGATTGCCCACGCCAGCGAGGTTGCTGCTGGACTCCTTGCCCAGTTGCGCTGCCTGGCCGAACAGGTTGCCGGCCGACTGCGAGCCAGCCAGCCCCGAGTTGAAGCCGGTCTGCATGAGGCCTGCGCCGGAAGTCGTCGCGCCCAGAGCCTGCTGCCCGGTCTGCGAAGACATCCCGCCAGCGGACGCCGAGATCTGCTGCTGCGTCGCTTGGGTGGTCGCCAAATTCCGGCCGAGGTTCGCTGCGTCGGCCATGCGGGCGTGGCCTTGCTGCTCGACGTTCTTGCGTGCCGTGTAGTCCGCGCCAGCGGCAAGCTTGGCGGCGCCAATGTCCTGCATCGACGTCAGAGCCTGGGCCCGGCCGCTCTCGGGCGACACGCCGGATCGCGCCAGTTCCTGCTGAGTGGCCACGCGCTGCGCGCCGACCTGCCGGTTGACCTCTGCCACCGCGGCGCCCGCCTCCTGGTTGCGGCGCGCCGTGGTGTCGTAAGCCTGGGCGTCGGCGACCAGTCGCTGCTCCAACGGGCGGAACGTGCCCTTGTTGTACGCCTCGGCATCCTTCGCCTGCTCCATGGCGTACTGCATGCCTGCCAGAGACGCGTCGCTGATGGCGTTCGACCGGTCAGTGGCTGCCTTGCGCTCATCCTCGGTGTCCGCGTATTCCTTCTTGAACCACTCGAACGACTCGCGTCCGAGCTTGGCGTTCTCTCGCGCCTGCTCTTGCACGCCGCTGGTGTCGGGCGCGTCGCTGCCGCCACCGCCGATGATGCGCAGCCCGAACAGGGCCCGCGGCAGCAGCATGGAAAGGATGTCTCGGATCATGCTCGGACCTCGATAGCGAACTGGGCCCACGTCTCAGCGGGGATGGCTGTGCGGAAGGCGACGGCTGCGCGGTTTGCTGCCTCCTGGCCATGGCACAGGCGGCAGCACAGGATCCAGACCGCCAGGCCAGAGAAGCGAAGGGTGTGGGCCCGGGTGATCAGCTCCTCGTCGCCGCTGCGCTGCAGATGGTTCGCCGCATGCCAGTCGGAGATCGCCACCTCAATCACCGGCTGCAGCTCCAGGCGGTGCCGCTGGTAGAACGCATTGCGCGGGATGTGCACCAGCAGGATCTCGAAGGCGCGGCTGATGTCAGCCGGGCCGTGGGCCGGGTTGTCGCCGTCGACCGCGTCGTCCCAGACGTTGATCACGTCGTTCAAGAAGCGCAGGAACTCCAGCGCACTGGTGTCCTTGATGTGGTCGGCAACGAGCTGCCAGTGCTGGTCGGGCGTCATGGGGCTGCCTGTGGATTGGCAGCCCATTGCACGGTCAAAACCGCGCAAGTCAACCCGTGCAGGTCAGGCGGGCCAGCGCACGGCGTCGATCTCCGCGGCGGTGCTGGCCGCGGCAAGTTGCGCCTTCAAGGCCTGCGCCGTGGCGAAGTTCTGAGCGCCTTGCGCCACCATCGCGGCATAGAAGGCCTTCCAGGTCTCTATGTCAGTGATCGGGATGTAGCTGTTGTCTTCGGTCTTCCAGGCGCCTGGCCAGCCGGCGGGGAATTCGCCGGTGAGCGCGACGGCTCCGTTTGTGCCGTCGATGTCGCTGCGGCTCAGCTCGTCGGTGCTGATGAGCTTGCCCGCGAACATGAACCCGCCGCGATTGGCTGCCAAGCGGGCGGCGTTGATCTCGGCGTTCTTGTCGACTCGCATCTGATCGAGGCTCCGAGGGTCGTTCCATTGCCGCACACCCTCCACCAGCCGCAACTGTGCGCCGGGATGCGGCGCCACCGGCCAGCCGGTCCATCCCGACAGCTCGACGCATTGCGCTGGGTCCTCCTCGGCCGGGAGCTGGTCATTCGGGCACTGGACGACGCGCAGCACAAAGCCCGCGGCGTTGACAACTGCAAAGTGCTTCACGGCGGCGTCCCATGCGTGGCGTAGATGGTGAAGATCGTCTCGGCGATGCGCCCGTTGGCGTCTACCACCGTGCATTCAAAGGTGGCGGTGACGATGTTGTCCACGCTTGATCCGGTGAAGGTGGCAGTCGCGGAGTAGGCCCCGGTGTTCACCTCCGCGTAGACGGGCGTACCGTTGTCGCCGACGAGGCTCACGAGGCGCCACTTGTAAGAGTAGGGCGAATTGCCGCCGGTGACGGAGACGGTGCGAGACCCGTATGAAGCTCCCCCATTGCCAACGTAGACGTAGATGTCGCCCGCTGGAATTGATGCGCTGAATGGCGGCAGCTTCAGCTCGAAGCCGGTGCTGGGCGAGAACTTGAGCCATGACGTGCTGTTGCCCACCGCGAACTGCGGATCGCCCGCGATGTTGGCGAGGTAGAAGCCCGCCGACGTGTCGCTGAAACTGGTCTTTCCTGAGCGCAGGTAGCCGCCGGCCGCGATCTCCACCGTGCCCATGAACGACGAGAGCGCGGACAACGTGTTGATGCTGGCCACCTTGATCTGCGCCAGCTCGATAGCCGCCCCGGCGATGTAGGTCGAGACGTTGGCGTTCGTGATTTGGTTGATGAGCGCCATCGCTCCGGCGCCCATACCGCTGAGCGTGGCCGAGGTGCCCAGGAAGACCCCGGCGCTGTACAGCTTCCCGTCGACGCCGATGGACATCTGAGCGTTGCTGACCACGATGCCAGTGCCGGCGCCTCCGCCGTAGAACTGGCCCGAGCTGTTGATGCCGATCAGGTCGTTGTTGACAGTGGTACCTGCGCCCGACGCCACACCCTGGATCGCGCCGCCGCCGTCGACGTAGGTCTGGTTGGCGTTGTCCTGCGGCTTGCCCGCGCCAGATACGTCGCTCCATTGCTGGGCCGAGTTCAGCACCGCCGACTGCTCAAAATACTCGCGCAGGCTCGGCTCCGTGCCGTCAACCAGGTTGATCATGGGGCGACCGAAAAGCTGGGTCGCGTTGGCTCCGGCGTAGTACTGGTAGGCGCGATGGTTGTTCGCACCCGTTGCATCGTGGTTCCAGTTGGTCCCGGTGGCCACGAACTGGCCCGTCTTGCAGTCAATGAGGCCCGAGCCTGCGTTGCTGTTGCTGACGCTGCCGTACGGGAATACGTACCCAACCATCAAGTACCAGCGATCGGTGCTCATCGAGTTGCGCCCGTAGCTGATGAAGTACGGGTTGGAGTTCGACGACGTTGTGTTCAGATTGCAGACGTTATACGTGCCCCAGTAGACGTTGCCTCCCAGACCTGTGTCCCGAACCCGAACAGGAACGACGAATCTATACGTCTTGCTCGGGTCCAGAGTGATACCGGTGTCCCAGCCTCCGCCCGAGCCACCGTCCCCAGACGCCTCGCGGCAATACCAGACAATATCGCTGCCTCCGCGGGGGCCGGTACCACCCACGTCATCCGTGGTGTAGATGATGTTCTCTTCGCCATTGAGCCCCCAAGGAATGGTGGCGCCACGCTTCCACCAGCTCACGTCGATCAAGTTGTTGCGGATCGCGTCGTCGGCTGGCCGGTTCAGCACCTGCGACCACTGCTGGTTGCTGTTGAGCCACCCGCCGTCGGCCAGCACCGAGCTGTAGTGGATCGGCGTCCCGGTGCCGCTGGCGTCGAGGATGATGGTCCCGTCGGGCTTGCGGATGGTCAGGCCGTTGGTGTTGATCTGAGCCGCCGACAGTTGGCCCCGGATGGCCGCCGCACCAAACTCCGCCGATCCATCGGCCTGGATGATCCAGCCCGACGTGCCAGCGACGTAGTTTGTGCTCTTGATGTACTGCCCCACCGCCAGCGCGCCGGCCAGGAGCTTCGCAACACTGACATTCGCGACCTTCAAGTCGTCAATGGCACCGTTCGCGACCAGCAGGTTTGTGACCGCGAAGTTGGCGATTGCGCCGTCGCCGGCCACGATGGTGTTGAGCGCCAGCTTGCCGGCATATCCCGTGAGCGTGTCGCCTTCTTCGAGCTGGACGTCGTCGAACTCCACCCAGCCCGTCATTGCCGCGCCGTAGGCAATGGTGATAAAGATCGTCGAATCGACGGCCGCCCCGGTCGTCAGGCGATAGGCATATCGCTGCCAGGACGTCGTCAGATTCGGATTTCTCAGCGTCGTGATCGAGGCCGGCGCAACGTTCCACGCCAGATGCGTCCCGCCACCCTGCGCGACGTTCGACCGCGCATACCAGCTGAGGACATACGTCGAATTTGGCTTCCAGGGCGCACCGGTGAGCAAACCCTTGCTGCTGGTGTTCGTGCCGGTCCAGGTGCATCGCTGCGCCAAACCACTGATGCGTCCCGGCGTTCGGGTGTACGTCGACGGCTCAGTGCCCGCCGTGTTGTTGTATTGCCCCCAGCCATCCGCGAGGCCATCGCCGTCGCTGTCCAGCTCGAAGCTGTTGTTCCCGACGAGATTGCTTCCGCCGATTTCAAGCGCCGCCTTGTCAGCCGTCACCGAGCCCGGCGCCAGGGCCTGCGACAGCACGACGGCCGTGCCGAGGTCGCTGGAGCCGACCTTACCCGTCGTCGCGGTGTAGCCATTGGTGCCACCGGCCGGCGCCGTCGACTCCACACCGTCAACGCTGACCCATTTCAGCCAGATGTGCCAAGCGGTTCCAAGGGTGGTCCCGTGCGCAAACACCGTGCCTACGAACTCGGTGATCAGCACCGCATCGGCGAACACCGGCAGCGGGCCGCTCCCGCCATAGGCCGCACCGTAGACCTTCGTCCGCGCGTGGCCGTGGCCCACGGTGTAGAGCGGCGTGTCGTGCTCGATGATGAGGTTCGAGAACGTCGGCGTGACGCTCACGCCAGTGGGCGTCGGTGGCGGCGTGTAGTCCGGCGTGGTGCTTCCGCCACCGCCGGTGCCAGGCAGCACGATGGTCGTGCTGTTCCCGACCGTCACCTCGTTCAGTGTGACGGCGCGCTGCTTGGGGTCGCCGTCCAGGCCACGCAACTCGCGGACGTGCTCGCGCAGGCCTTCCAGCAGCAGCCGCACGCCGCGATCGAGCGCCTTGGGGACGCCAGGCAGGTCAGGCAGCGCCATCGGTCCTCAGCTCCGTCAGCGTGGGAGCGGCAGCCATGCCGATCACGGCGCCGGCCGACTGCAGTTCGAACACCCATTCGGTGGCCGGCGTGCCGCTCTTCATCGTCACTGGCCGCGGGCCGGTCACAACGCGCGTGTCGCGTAGCGTTCCGTCGCCGTAGGTCTTGACCGTCACCGGCCAGGTTCTGGCGATGACCTCAACGGCTGAGATCGCAACCGGCCGCGGCGCCCTGAAGGTCTTGCTGACGAACTTCGCCGTCATGAACGACGTGCCAACGTCCCACTTCTTCACGTCCGTGCCGTCGAGGATGTAGACCGCGTCGCGGAGCTTGTCCAGGTAGGCCGCCTGGAAGCCCTGGTCCATGAAGTAGATGCCCTTGGGGTCGCGGATGTCGATCGCGAAGCCCTTGCGCACGCCGGACACGTCGTAGCTGCCCAGGTACAGCCCCTCATAGAGCACGCCGACCAGCGTGTCGGGGTTCAAGGCCAGCCACTGCTCGCGGGTCAGGATGCCGTCGGTCAGCAGCCGCGCGCCCAGGTTGCCGTAGTACGCCAGGCCGTCGGCGGAGGCCCACACCACGCCATGCTCGGCATTGGTCACCGACTGGACCGAGACGCACCCCTTCTCGAACTCCACCGGTTCGTCACCCATCGAGCCGGGCGTGCTGCCGGTCACCAGGTACGGCCGGCCCGTGGTCAGCAGCAGCAGGTTCTTGCTCCAGACCGCCAGCGCCACCGGCGTGACGTCGGCCGGCAGGGTTTCATAGGCCACCGGCCACGCATAAGGCTTGAAAGGCTCGCAGTACCTCACCGCACGGCCCGAGATCCCGGCCAGCATGCCGGACCACAGGCCGATCAGACATTTCAGGTCGCTCGGCGGCGGCTCCCAGCCGGTCGTCACCATCGTGCCGGCGCCAACGCTCAGGCCGTTGTCCACCGCCGAGGTGTTGGTGGCCAGCGTGTCGAGCAGAAAGAAGAACTCTCCCTGCCCGCTCGTGCCGACCTCGCTGCGATAGATCCTGCGCGTGGTGATGCCGTAGTTGCCGCCCGGCGCCGGCGGCAGTGAGCCCAACGTGATCACCGCGCCTGGCTTGGCCGTGATGGACCCGATCAGCCTCGGCGCGCTCTCTTCGCCGTGGTCGGTGACGAAGGTGTCGGCGTAGAAGGTCAGCCGGTCGGTGCCTGTCCCTGCCGTCGTCTGCGTGATGGTCGATGTGCCGCTGGGAGCGGGCACGCCGAGCTCGCGCGCCGCCGTCGGATAGGGCGTGCCGGCCAGGCCCATAACGTTGTCCGTGACCTTGGGCGCGCCTGAGCCGGTGAAGTAGGTCCGCTCGGTGGGATCGCTGGCCAGGAACCCGCGCACGACATGCACGATGGTCGTCCACGACAGCCAGTAGCTGGCATCGGAGACCACGTCGCGGCCCATGCGGTAGATGGTCTTGCGGCTGGCCGGGACCGTCGCGACGGTCGTCGGCTGGCGCCACGGGCTCAATTCGCCATTGCGAGGGCGCTGGTTGACCGAGTCCGCCCCGATCGCATCGGCGAGGAGGCGGGAGTCCAGTGCTTTGACGCAGCCAGCCAGGCCGGCGAGGAGAAATCGCATCCCGTCAGCGTCATTCAGGATGGGCGGAAGTCAACCCGTGCAGGCGACCTCGACCGTCTTCCATTCCTTCGCGGACAGGCCCCGGTCGTCGAGATAGACCTCGGTCATCTCTTTGTTCTTGTGGCCGAGCAACGACTGCACCGTCTGCGCCGGCATGCCCTCGGCCATGTAGGTCCGAGCGCTGAGGCTGCGCACCTCGTGCAGCGAAGGCCATTCGTACTGCTTGTAGGCTTCTTTGCCGCACACCGCCACGATCAGCTCGTGGAAGCGGGCCGACAAGCTGGACATCTCGATGGGCTTGCCGTTGGCCTGGCGCAGCAGTGTGTCGCCCGGCGCACCGATGTCGCGGCAGAGCTCGATGACTTCGCCAAGCGTCATCCCGGTCGCCTCCAGGCGCAGGCTGAGCGGGATGGCCACGCGCGCGCCGATCTTCTTGCGGGCCTTCTTTTGCTGCTCGATGCGCAGATGCCCATCGACCACGTCGCTGAACCGCATCTTGGCAAGGTCCGCGCGACGCTGGCCGGTGTGCAGCGCGAGCAGCAGCATCGCCGGCACCCACGGGACGGTGCCAGCGCTGGCCAGCAGCAGCATGTCGTTCCACGTCTCCAGAGTCAGCCGTTTGCGCAGCCCTGGCGCCCTGGGCGGCTTGACGTGGGCGGCCGGGCTTGTTTCGGCCTCCCCGTTGGCGATGGCCTCGACGTAGACGTCTCGCAGTTCGCCGAGCACCCTCACCGCCTTGTGCGGGCTGCAGGTCTTCAGCAGCGACGCGATCTCGTGCGGCTTGACGGCACGCAGCGGCCGCGCGCCCAAGCTGGACTCGATGAACTTCACCGATGCGGAGCGGTTGCGGATCGTCTGCGGGTCATAGCCGCGGTCGCCGAGGATGGTCCGGTAGGTCGCGAGCCATGCGGCCATCGACATGCCGTCCGCCGGCGGCTCCTGGGGCGCCAGGGCGGCGGCAGGTACCTCGATGGGGACTGCGGCAACGGGCGGCGTTGGCGGCGGCGGAGGCGGCGCGGGCGCCGGCTGCATGGATGGGAAGACCTGCGCCACTTGGCCGCCTGCCGGCAGCGCTCGAATTGCGTTGGCGATGGACTCGAGAACGTCCGCGAGGTGTCCGCCTGTCATGGTGCTAACTGTGTAGTCATGCGGTTATGAGACCACGATAACCAGGCGCTGCGCACCCCCGGTTTGCGTGGTCTAATAACTCCATGACTGCCGACATCAAGAACAAGGGCGGCCGGCCTCCGAAGCCGGCATCCGAGGTCCGCGTGCACCGCTCGCAGCGGCTACTGCCGCGCCACTGGGCCAAGATCGACATGGCCGGCAAAGCCGCGTTTGAGGCGTATCTAGACGCATGGGAGCCGGCGCCGGAAAAGAAAAAGCCCGCCAAGTAGGCGGGCGTGGCTTCGGCGAAAGCCGCTCAAGCTGGTGGCTTCAATGCAAGCGGCGCTTGCAGCGGCGAACGGTGTTCATGAACCCGGATGATCTCGTGCTCCGCTTTCAAGCCGTTGTCCGAGACGAACTGAACGCGTCGCAGGTCAACGATGAGGACGTCTCCCTTGCCGAACCGCTCGCCTGCTTCGATCTTCGCCAGAAACGCTTCGTCAGTAATCTCCGCGAAAAATGCCGCGGACCCGTCGTTGAACCGCCACTTGTTGCCGTCCTTGAACACCGCCGACTCAATCTGGAGCAGCAGGTTTTGGGCGACCGTGTCAGAGACCACCTCCGCGTCACCTGCCGCGCTCTCAAAGGAAGCGACGTCTTCCTTCGTGACGAGCACCGACGCCACGCCGTCAGCTCCGCTCGAGAAGCTGTCGATACCTTCACGCTCAAGCGGCTTGATGACCTTTGCAAGCGCCTGTCGAACAACGCGGCTCTGATACAGCCGCCCGGCAACGAGATCGACTTCAAGCGTCTCGACGTGTTCGGACATGTGCAGTTCGAAGACCGTCTTCTCTCCCTCGAAGCGCACAACGTTCGGCTTGCGGCCTTTCAACCACCGGATCACCTGGATCAGGCCGCCACCCGCGCCGGCGACAAGGCCGATGCCGCCGAGGATGCCGAACAGGTTTGCCACGGCCGTCGACTCAGGGCCAGACAGAAGCGAGACCAACTGTTCCTTGACGCTTTGGACAGCGATCAGATCTATGCCGAACGACCCGCCTTTGAAATTTCCCTGGACGTTAACGCGAACCGGCGGGGCATCAGCAAACGCTGCCTTGTTCGCCTCTTCCAGCAGGTCTGACAGCGCGATCAAGGCGGGCGCCAATTCGCGCACGTCCATCTGATGGCTGGTCAGGGCCGGGCCGTCGTACTTGATCGAAAAATGCACCGTGGCGCTCATGGCTGCCATTTTATTGATCCCCCCTGTTGCGGCCTGTCAGCAGACATGCCTTTCGCATGGTAGCGCCCGGCGAGGGGGGCCCGCCGGCCATCCCCACCGGCAGGAGATGGGAATCAGGGGCTGCGTCGGCGCGTCGCTACCGCAACAAGGAACAGCAGGCCGGCGGCGAGCGTCGCCCAGGTGGCTGGCTCAGGTATCAGACCGACGTTGTCGATGCTGACACCGGGCGAGGCGCCAGACAGCTGGAAATCAAAGCGAAGGACCCCTCCTGTGCCGATGCCGTAGACCTGAGCGTCGGTCGCAACCGGACCATCAAGGCTGTCGATATGCCAGCCATTTCCGTACAAGGGGATGTAGTAGTACGTCCAGCCATCGGGGAAATTCGTCGCCTCGACCTCAGTCCGCACCAGGGAGTTTTCGGAACCGATGATCGTGGCCTTGAAGCCGCCCGCGTCTCCCTTGAGCTGGAATGTCAGACCCAGGCCGAGTCCTAGGCCGTAACCCCCGAGAAAGCTGGTCGACTGGGCGGAGACGGTGCGCGCGGTGTCCGTGCCTGCAAAGTAGATACGTCCGCCCGGATTGCCGCCATTGTTTGCCCACAGCAACGGCGCACCGGAGCCGTCGCCAGCGGTCCAGCCTTCCGGGCCAGTCGCGAAGTGAATCTCATAGGGGGCGCCCGCAAATGCCTTCGGCATGCAGCCCAGGAGCACAACGGCAAGGATGAATCTGAGAAAGATCATGGTGTTCCTCAAGGTGTCTGCGCTAGATTGCGCGCGCTGATGCTAGCCAGCCGATCAGCGCACCAGGCGCTGCAGCAGCGGGAGCATCACGGTGCTTGCGTCGAGTTGATGACCTGCGTAGTTCGGGTGAAGCGTGGTGGCGTTCAAGGCACCGCCTCCTTTCCAGCCGCCGGAGCTGCTGCTGTAGTCCGTGAACGTCGCGTCGGAGTCGGCCAGAATCGCGACGCCCGTCGCGCACAGCTTGCGGATGAACTCGACTACCTGGCGGCGGAAGCCCTCTTCCGTCGGGTTGATGCCTCCGACCGGATGGGGCGTCTGCAGGATGGGCACCGCGTCGACCTTTTGGCACTCGGCGACCCAACGAGTGGCGTAGTCGAAGCTACGCACCACGCCGGCCTGGGAATACTTGTCGGTGTCGTTAGGTGACCACGGGCAGAAGGACGCGAAGGCCGGCCGGTAGGTCTGCAGCTGTGTCAGGCCGTTGGTCCAGTAGGCCGCCAGCTTCTGACCTCCGAAGCCCTGGTTGTCGAACGCCAGCTTGATGCCGCTGGAGTTCATCGCGTCCACTGCGATGCGCCAGGCGCCCATGGCCTGTGTGAGGCTGTCGATGCCACCAACGCGGCTGTCGGCCACGACCAGCAACAGCGGCGGGGCATCGCCCGTCATGAACTCGAAGTAGCCTGCGAAGTTGTTGTCCCACTCGGTTCCCACACCGAAGTTGGCCGGCGTCGTCACCGCGTCCGTTGCGAGCTTGTAGTAGGACTTGATGCCGGTGACGCCGATCGCACCACCGGTCAAGCCGATGGTGTATCGGCTGGACTTGGTGTTGCCCGCTGACGGCCGATAGGTCGCGAGGAACAGCAGCCGACCGGCGCCGCCGTCGTCGCGCGGGATGCTGGGTAGATACAGCAGGTCCGAAGCGAGATCGCTGGGCACGCAGTCGCTGCTGAGTGCGCCGGAGATGGCGGCCGGAATGGTGTGCAGTGCCGTGCCGCCGAAGAGGACGGGGCTCCAGGCGCCAGTCGGGTTGTACGGCGTGCTCAAGTTTGCCGACACCGCGAGCGACGCCAGGCAGTTGATGGTGGCGTCGTCGGACGCGCCCTGCGGATGAAACTTGATGCCCCACCAGTCGAACGGCACCTGATACACGTCGCGCATGGTGTTGTTCAAGAACGCCGTCGCATGCGTATCCACACGACCCGACAGCTTCCACGGCACTGCAGCACGGCGCTGGGAGTTGCTAGCCCCTGACACCGGGGATACGGCCTTGCCATCGGGCCCGACGAGCGCGTTGCTCGCAGGATCGAAGCGAACCGGCACCTGAGGAGCCGGCGCAGCGGTCACGGACACGGCCACCCGCGCAGCGACTGCGGCCGCCTCATCCGCGGCACTGAGCGTGCGCGTCTGGCCTTCCTTGTAGCCGTTCCAGTCGTTCACAAAGCGAATCGTCATCGCTACCCCTCAGTAGAACGTTGCTTGCCGGTGCCTCTTGGCGGCCCGGCCCTTGGTCTTGATCAGCGCGGCGGCGCTGCACGCGCTCAGAAACTTCGCCGTCGCGACCTGCGCGCCGGCCGGGTCGCTCCAATCGACCTGGGCCATCGCCTTCAGCGTGCCCTCGGCACCGAGCCGCAGCGTTTGCGCGTGGTCCTCGGCCAGCCAGTCGGGCACGGAGTCGCTGGTCAGAGATGGCTTCAGCGACAGCTGGACCAGGGTCGCGAGCGCCTCGGTCGGTACCGGGTTGACGAAGAGCTGGCCGGCTTCCCACCAGACGAACGTCGACTGCGATTCCCGGCTGACCTCGGTCCGCGCCTCTTGCTGGTCGAGGATGTCGACGTCCTTCTGGTCGCCGACGTCCACCTGGGACAGTCGCACCAGGCTGGACCCCGCGGGCAGGCCCAGCGTGTAGCCGGCCACGCCAACCTGCGTGTTGAAGCTGGCCAGCGTCACCGTCCAGACGTGCGTGCGCGAGCAGAACTCGCGCGCCGCGTCGCGCAGATGGTCCTCCGCGGTGAAGTGCGGGCAGCCCTTCACCTGTGTCATCAGGCGCGGCAGGAGCTCTTCGAGCGTCACGACGCCGCTCCGGCCGGCTCAGGGGCCAGCGGCAGACGCTTGAGGTTCGGGTTCACGCCCGTGATCGCCGTGACACGCGCGTTGATCGAGCCGACGAAGAGGCTGCTGTACTGGGCGACCTTCGTATCGTCCTGGCTGCCCTCGGCGCTCTTCAGGCAGGCGCGGGCGCAGATGTAGTTCACCAGGTCATCGACGTTCTCGTCGCCGATGCTGATCGTCACCATGCTGCCGCCGGAGTAGGCGTAAATCTCGGTGCCTGGCGCCCCGCCCGCAGGGATGCGGTCCGGCTGTGCCGTGAACGCCAGCTGCACCCACAGCCGACCCGTCGGGATGCCGGGCTCCACCCAGAAGTGCCGCGGCATGCGCGGGTCATAGACGTACTGGCGAACCTTCGTCCCGGTCGTCGTGTGCCAGTTCGGCCGGTTCAGGTCGAGGATGCGGCGGTCGATCGGGTCTGGGATGGCGTCGCCCGGCGTCGAGCCGTCCGCGCCCTGGTTGCTGATCAGGCCGAGCAGCTGCACGCCCTGGATCGGTTGCGTCGCCAGCGTGCCACCGCCCACCTTCACGTCAGCCGCGGCCAGCAGCTCGATGCTCTGCTTTGTCCCGGGCTGGAGACGGACATGGTCAACGCGGCTGCAGGCCGATGGCATGAACTTCGCGATGGCCATCTGGCCGTCGTTCAGCCAGTCGACCATCTCGCGCTCGGTGTGCAGCGTGAACTGCGCCGAGATGTCCTGCAGCATGGACGACGCCCGCCACAGCACTTCCTTGACCAGCGTCAGGCCCATCGCGTCAGGCCCCCTTCAGGGAGTCGATGACGAACTGGCGGAGCTTGTCGCCCTTCTTGGAGTGGTGCGGCTTGGCCAGGCCTTGCGCCACTGCGAACTCGCGGACCTCATCGTCGGACATCGGGCCCAGGTCGTAGACCGTATCGTCGGGCGACGTGACGGTGAACTGCGACCGCTGGGCACTGTCGCCTTCGTCCGGGTTCTGCACGGCCTCGCCGTCGGCGGTGCCGCCGTCGCTGTCTTTCGGCGCAGCGGCAGGGACCACGGCGGCCTTGGCCGCAGGCGCCACACCATAGGGCGCCATCGCGCTGCCGACGGCCGCCAGAAGGTCCTCGGCGATCTCGTCGGGCACGTCGCAGACGACGTCACCGGCCGCGTTGGCCTTGAACTGCAGCTTGTGGCCGGCAAAGTCATGCTCCGGCGCCTCATCGGCGCGGCGGCGAACTTCGTGGATCAGCATGGTCAGTCGTCCTCGTAGTGGCGACCGATGGCGATGCGGCACTGCAACTTGAGCTGCGCATCGGTCAGGCGGGCGATCTCGCTGCGCGCGATACCCAGCGAGTGGGCATAGGCGCGCAGCGGCTCGCCGCTCATGTGCATGTAGTTGTCGCGGTTGACCGAGGTCGCCGCGACCACTTCAGCCGCGGCGGTCATCAGGCGATGCCGATCGGCGCCGGCGCGCAGAACAGCACGGCGCGGATGATCTGGCCCGCTTGCAGCGCGGCGCCAGCCACCACGAAGCCCCAGCCCTTGGTGTCATCGGTCTGGGTGTTGGCCGTGTACGCCTTGCCCATGCGCGTGATGGCCGCAGCCGTCACCGAGTAGGCGGCGATGAACTCGGCGCCGCAGGTGCGCGCGCCATCCGTCGAGCCGTAGGTGCCCGACATCAGGCCGAAGGCCAGCGTGCTGGACGCGGCGCCGGCCGAGTTGTGGACGGACATGTCCAGCGGCACCATGCCGGCCGGCAGGCCGCCCATTTCGACCACGTCGCCGATGGCGATGCCACCGGTCGGGACCACATACTCGGCCAGGATCGGCACGAGGCTGACAGCGTCGATGGCCGCCGGGATCGGAAGACCGGCCGCGACCTGCTTGGATTGCTTGAGAGCCATGCTCTGCTCCTTGAAAAGTCAGGGGACAGAGGCCCGCGCGAGGCGGGCCCCGCGCGTCAGACGGCCGCCGTGAAGGCCGAGTCGACCGTGATCAAGCCGTAGTCGAGGCCGTTGTAGGCCGTCTTGTCGGCGCCGAAGATCATCTCGAAGAAGAGGATCTTGTCGTGGCCGCGGTCGTCCTCGTCCTCGTCCAGCGCCACTTCCAGGCCGTCAGCCATGCCCTTGGTGCCGTGGGCGATGAAGCCCGCGTTGGCGCCGAGGAACAGCGAGCGGGCCGCCGGGATGTTGCCGCCGGCGCCGTAGTCGTTGAACTTGACGCCCGTCTCCATCTCGTCCACCAGCACGCCGTTGAACATGCCGGCGCCGCCCTTGAAGATCTCGCTCTCCTTGCCGATCTGGGCGGTCAGGGCCTTCTGCGCCTCGAACCAGCCTTGGGCGCCGGTGTCGTCGCGGATGTCCTGCATGACCTCGGGGAGCACGGCCAGTGCGAAGAACTTCTTGCCGCCCTTGGAGATGGGCGTCATCTTCACAGCCTTGTCCGGCTGGCCGCCCAGCATCTTCTTGCTCTTGGTGCGGAGCTTGTTGATGCTGGCCAGGTTCAGCTTGTCGCCAGCGACCAGCGTCGCCTTGGCCGCGGTGCCGGCCTGGCCCACGTACAGGTGCGCCGTATCGGGCGCGCGCAGCGCGTTCGGGTAACCGGCGTAGGTCAGGCCGAAGTGCTGGATCTCCTCGGTGTTCGTGCCGCGGGCGCCGGACAGCGCCATGCACAGCACCTCCTCGTACATCTCCTTGATGTAGTCGGTCAGGCGCTCGCGGCCCTGCTTCTTGAGGTTGAAGCCCACGCGCGACTGCTCGATGCGAGCGCCGACGTTCACGCCGTGGCGGAACTCGTTGATGCGCATCGTGTGGCTGGCGTGCTGGAGCTTGAACTCGCGGCCGGCCAGCTTCTTGCCCTCGGTGATGGGCTCGCCGCGGAGCTTGGCCACCAGCGCGGTCGTCACCTCGTCGCCGGGGCCGCCATTGCTGGAGCCCTTCTCGGTGTCGACCTTCTTGATGATCGCGGAGTTGGTGCCTTCCTCGCCGATGTGGCGAGCGAAGTACATCTCCTTGATGGAGTCCTGGGCGACCGTGGCCGACCAAGCCTTGCGCTTGTTCGGGTCGCTCGGAAGGATCGAAGTGCGTGCCATGAAACCTCCTGTTGGTGAGGCACATGGCGCACTCATGCGCGCCTGGGAATGACCGGGTTAACCGGTCCGCTTGGTGGGCCTTTTGATGCGAACCGCGTCGGGGGCCTTCACCAGAAACCGAGCGATCTGCCCGGACTTCTGCAAAAGTGTCAGAGTGATTTCGGGGGAGTCAACCCCACCAGCACCCGTCAACGTCAAGGTCTCGCCGACCTTGACCTCGATGGCCACCTGACGTGGTGTCGCGTCGTTCATCATTCGTCCAGCATCCTGGCCTTCTGGGCCGGGCTCAGGCGGTTGAAGGCATCCTGGTAGTCCTGCCCCTTCAGGTTGGCCAGCGCGTCGAGCGCATCGCCGCCCGTGTTCGGCGTGGAGGCCGACGGCAGGGTGCGCAGCGTCGTCGGGACCGCCGGCGTGGTGCGCTTGCCAGCAGCAGGCGCAGCAGGGCTCTCGGCAGGCGACGCAGCAGCGGCCGGCGCCGGCGCAGCCTTGACGCCTCGCACAGCGCACAGCGCGTCATGGGCCAGGCGTGCCAGCTGCTGGAAGGTCTTGCCCTCGTTCGCCGGGTCGCCCGCGACCGCGTGCAGCATGCGGTCGTAGGCCGCACCGACTTTGGCGTCGCTGTAGTCGAGCTGACCAGCCGCCTTCGAATCCGCCGCCAGCGAGGTCAGCACGCGGGTCTGGTGGCGCACCAGCGCCTGGCGGTTCATGTCGGCAATGGTCTGCGCCTGCGTCTCCTCGCGGATCAGCTCGGTCTGCTGGTCGCGCAGTCCACGCAGCTCCTTCCGACGGTCCTCGTCGGTGAGTTCGCCCTTGGCCCACCTCTCTTCGATGGCGTCCTCGGCTGCTGCCAGCTTCTGGCGCTCGGCCTTGAAGTCCTTATCGCTGACCTGCAGCACGTCCGGCTCGACGTCCAGGTCGTCGCCGGCCACCGCGGCCAGCGCCTCGGCGTCGAGCCGGACGTGCTGCAGG